CGTGGATGAAGAAGAACATGTCGTCCTATGTCAAGCAGCACGGAGAGGAAGTGGGCATGACCATGCTCACGGCGGCTGCCTGGGACAAGCACAATCGAGAGAAAGCGGAGAGAGACTCCTCGATGACCGAAGAGGCGGGCGATGACGTACGGATGGCGCTCGCGCAAATGAAATCCATCATTGATCGTGCGACCGCCGCACACAATGCCATCGAGAGCACTGGTGTCATGGAGTTGCCGGCCTGGGTGCAATCAAAGATCACAGAAGCTGATTCGTGCGTCGTCACTGTTCACGACTATCTGATGTATTCGCCGTCAGAGAACTAGTCCCCACCAAATACAAACGCCCCAACGATGTTCTGTTGGGGCGGTCGTGTATCCTATTTGCGTGTGCTCTTTCTGGGTGTGCGTTTCGTCAGCGACCACGATCCATTCTGTAAGTCTTTCCATATGAGTGTATCGCCGGCGCTCCAGCCGCACTGCTCTAGAAGGCCTTCGGGGAGAGTCAGGAGCAGATCCTGTGGATGATCCGCGTCTTTGACAACGGGGACCACCCACGAGGATTCTTTAGTCTTCATCGAGCACATTCGCGAAGAACTTCTTCACGTCATCCTCATCATCATCAGCGACAGCCACGGCCGTCGGGGCCGTCGCAGTCTTGGTCACTCGCGCGACCGCTGCTTTCGCCACTGGTGCAGCAGTTGGAATAGGGAGTCGAGCTTCGCGTTCGATAATTTCTCCTGCGGTGATCTTGTCGTCGGCGTCTCCACTAAGGGCTCGCTGGAATCGCTTTCCAAGGTCCTCGAAATCCTTGAACTGGTCTTCCTTAAGGAACTCCGACAATGGAAACTCGCCTTCCCACGTTTTCTCCTTTTGCGCATCGTCTCCGGCGTGCAGTTCAGATGGTTCCGTGAATTCCGATTTGTCATAGTTCTGATAGCCAGCAACCTTTTGCGCCTTCAGCTTGAAGTCACACCCTTCCCACAAGTCAAATGGATTTGCGGGTTTCTGATCAGGAAACTGAGGTTCAATCAGTTCCATCACCTTGTCGTGAATCTTCTTCCCGTATTTATACAGGAACGTCTTGCCATTGTTCTCCGGTCGTGCTGGATCTTCAATGACCAGAATGTTGCTGATATAGGTCAGCTTCCGCTTCCGAGCCCGAGCAACTTCCTTGTCCCGCTCGACGCCAGAGTTCCAGAGTTTATTGTTCTCCTTACAGACAGGGCAAGGGCGCCCATCGAGCGTTGTCGGGCAGTTCTCGATGAACCACGAACCCGCCGGGCCCTGAAAGCCATGCGACCAGACGCGCGCCCATGGGACTTCTTCGTCTTTGGGTGCGGGAAGAAACCGCAGCTTCGCATAACCGATGCCTGTCTTGGCATCAACGATCAACTTCCAGAAGCGGTCGTCGGCGCCTTTCTGGGGTGCAGAGGTCTTCTTGACTTCGTCAGCGAGTTTGGTGAGGAGGGTCTTGCGGGAATTGCGCAGCGATGTGAAATTAGTGGCCATAGTATTGGCACTCCTTATGGTCGTACGGTGAATGTGAATATCTAATAACGAACAGTGTCAAGTATAACACAGATATATAGTCTACGCAAATAATCTCGTTTCCTCCTTGCTGGGCGTGAGTGACTGTTCCTGATAGGACGCCCAAAACATACTGGACAGCTTGTGTGTGTATTGTCGCCATGTCGGCCGCTGCCAATTGAGCAGTTGATCGGCCTTTCGCAATCGAGATAACCACGGGCGCACACCAAAGGTGCTCCCCAGAGGTTCGCGGGTTTCCCAATACTGTGCCCAATGATACTGTGACTCAGTTCGAGGAATGAGCAGCAGGAGGCAGGCAACATCGACGGGTAGTGTTCGCCCGACCAGTTCTTCGATACAGACCGGCAACGTCGCCCTGAACCCATCAAAGAATGCACCATAGAGCCATTGATCAAGGTCTGCCGGCGCGATCGCCTTGCGGAGTGTATACAGGTCACGGCCCAAGACGGAGGTGCCGTGTTCGGCGCGCGAGGCAAATTCAATGCCCGCTTGGATAGCCGTCGGTGTCGCGACATCCGAGACATACGCCGTCGGTTTGAAAAAATACGCCTGCAGAAACGCCGCATGAATTTGTGCGTCCGACAGTTTTGTGGCCAGCCGATAATAGAACTGCCGATCGCGCTGCGTGATAAGTTTGGGCGTCGAGACGTGGCCTTTGTATTTCATGAAGTCGTATCCCTCTGACGAGAAGTAGAGGCGATAAGACTTGGAATACATGAAGACCTGTTCAGGTGTCATTTATAGTGGCAGCCGGTTCGTTCTTGGTATGAAGTGTAGCCCCTGCGCTTCTTGTGATAATTCGCCTTTAATCTTATCACTAAGAAGGTGCGCAATCATCTCGGGCTCAATATTTCGCCTTTCACAGAAATGCAAGACGGCATCCAAATACGACATCTGTTTGTTCACAACAATGCGTTCAATCACATGCGCGAGTTTCTCTGACGGTAAGATGGATAGGCTCATAATATAATAGGTGCTGGTTTCTGTTGCCGAGAGAGCCAGCGTCTCCGTTAGACTATTCCTAGTCTAACAAGTGCAACCGTTAGGCTGCGAGTGCGAACTGGTAATCAGTTCTGTGTGTCTCTGTTTTACGACAGCGACGTGTCGGTAGTCTCCCCGCGTCCGCATAGTCCCCGTCGAATCTATGTCGCCCCCGTTGGGTTTATTGGTGGAGGCGGCCGGTAATGCTCCGGCGTCCGAAAGCCATTGTCCGCGATTCAACAACTACAAGAGTAATTATATCACAGCAGGATGTGGCACACAAGCGCCCTACGGAACATACAATGGCAGCTGCTTGAACACACTGGCAAAATCTGCGTGATTGGCATCGCGTGCCGACAACAGTGGCGCCTTCAGTCCCTTGCTCACGGCCACGGTTGTCCGCCATCCCCAATCAATGTTTAGCGTGGGATCGTTCCAACTGATGCCGACTTCATCACTCGGATCATAGGGTGCCGTGCATTTATATTCAACCTCTGCGGTGACGCTTAACACACTGAACCCATGTGCAAATCCCGGCGGCACATAGACTTGCTGAAACGAGTCTGCCGAAATATCAACGGACACCCAGCGCCCAAAATATGGCGAGCCACGACGCACATCGACAGCGACATCCCGAATCTCGCCCTGAATGACGCGAATCAGTTTGCCCTGCGGGCGTTTGACTTGTAGATGTAGCCCACGAATGGTGCCCAGCACGGATCGTGAGAAGTTGTCTTGCACGAAAGGCCCGTGAATGCCAAACGCGCGATACTTGTCCACATGGAAGGATTCGTAAAACAACCCACGCGCGTCGGCATAGACTTCGGGTTCAAGAATTAATACGCCGGGCAGATCGGTTTGATCGGCACGTAACTGCACGTGAGAATTTTCATTTTGCATAACTATTTCCTATTGCGTGTCGGGTCTGAAAATTACGATCATTGATGGAAATGGTGCACCACTTTTTGCGTTGCCAAACTTCAAACGACCGGGTAGGAATCGAATTTCGACGCCCTCTCGTGGTTGCCATGTCGTGGCGTCGTAGATGTGTGCGTGGAATGCTTTCGTATCCGTACGGGACGGAAGCAACATCACGGTCAAGAAACCCATCCGTCGCTGTCTTGCGGCCTTCTCGATGAAGTGCCCGCACAAGCCACGCGAATACGGCGGGTTCAGCCAACCACGATCAAACGTCCCGCCCCAGTGCTGTGAAAGTGAATCCAATTGAAGGCTGTAGAACGACGAGCATTTCGTGTTCTCAGCCGTCGCCGCCAGGTCGATCTCAAAATCAAACTCGGCGTTCAGCTGGTCAAACAGGTTTTGTGGTGTCGTCCATTCATCCGACGTCGAAGAAAATATAACTGTATTATTCACTGTGGTGTGTGCTCGTGTGTATCATAATCATCGATGATGTTCACGATATCGCGAACATCGAGGGAGTATAATGGGCAATTCGTGTCATCGCCCGTTGATGCATCTCGGGATCACATTCGGTGCTGAGACACTGTCGGTGTTCGAGTTGGGCGGCCAGATACGTCGTGCCGGATCCGCCAAACGGATCAACCACCATGTCGCTTGGATTGGAATGCACTCGAATCAATTCTTGAAAGAGCGGTAGCGATTTCTGCGTCGGATGAATGCGGTCAATTCCCCGCTGTCCCTGATAAATGGGATACTGGTAAATACCATTGTGATAGCGACTGTGGAAGGTGCTGCTACCGCCTTTTACTGCACAGATCGCAATTTCTCGTGCGTTACTCAGATATGTTGCGGATGCATTAATAGGCACCGGATTCGTTTTTA